GATGTAGTTGAAGCCGGACCAAGCGAAGTTGTTGTCTGAGGAGTGCTGTTCCATGATCCCCACTGAGAACCGAATGCAGAAGCCCCAAGATTGACCCAGTTCGATGATAGATCGATATTAGTTACAACGTCCGGTGACTTATTGACTTCTGGCATGGTGCTGCCTGGAGGATCAAATGTGATGTCGCCTCTCCATGTAAAGATGTTTCCATCGATACAGTTTCTATACTTATTAGCAAATCCTTGCTTGATGTAAGGAACTGAAGTATAGTTGAGAAGAACCATCTGACCTTTTTTTACTACACCGCTGCTTTTAGCGGCACTGAACTGAAGAGGTCTGTTAAAGTACTGGAAAGGAGGACGTAACTCGGTCTTACTTGAATCTATAGCGATATGATAGTTTGGATCGAGTGTGTTACCGATGTCGTGCCCGGCGAATGCATCTACTAAGATACCGTTCTGGAATCTATTTTGACCGGTCGCAGATGATCGAACCAGAGTGTTCTTTGCACTAGTTTCTAGAAGTGAAAGTGATGTGTAGTACTCTAAGTTATCAATCTTGTTTGAAAGAACGTTGATGTCTTTCATAGTATAACGCTTATTCTGAGTTATACTGGTAGTGATTGCATAGTCATATCTCTTATACACTTTTGCGTCTGTAGTTGAAAGTGAAGGATATGGAGGAATTGTTGCAAGGCCGAGAGTCATTGATCCGGCTTGATCGGCCGGAGGAACCGGTGAGTTATTAGCTGCACCTTCAATGATTGCTAATGAACCGTCCGTTCTTAGAACTACTCTATCGATTCTTCCAAGATAGTGCTGGTGATCGGTCAGCATGACGCTGTCTGGTGTAGGTAGATATGTTTCACCATATGGAGCAGAAAATGTTAAAGTCGAAGAAGGATTCACAGTTGCAGTACTTGACCAGTTTGTAGAATTTGCTGCAGGGTTTGCAGTATTAGAACCAAACGGTCTAAAGTCGATCGAGTCTCTCAGATCGAATACTGCACCGTCTTGAGCGGTATATTGAGGAATCTGAGAGATGGTAATTGAATTCACATTTGCAGTATTTGCATCTACAGGATATGAGTTACCATTAAAGAATCCAACACCACCCGATTGATTGTATGTAAAGATGTCCATATCAACCAAGATGCGTGAGTTTGAAGTCAAGAGACCGGAATTTAATACAGAGATAGAAGCCAAGTCGTAGTGACTGTCTCTCTGACCATTATCAAAGTTAAATGACGTTAAGTAGTTTACACCGCTGTTTACATATGATCCAGACTGGCCTATATAGATTGCATTGATCTTATTAACGTCTGGGAAACCAAGAGAGAATGGTCCAGTTACACCGCCGTTCGAGCAGTTGATAGCTGCAAACGTATTCTTGACTATGCTTTTAGCAATTGGAGCTGTATTTGATCTTATTACGTCATAGTAACCAAATGCTTGGAAAGCAGAATTTACAGTCTCGCCTAATGTATAGGTGATAGATGTTGTAGTAGCGGTAATCGAGCGATTGATGGTTCCATTTGTCTTTGAGAAGTCAATTGGAACACCCGCTGGGAACATCTTTTGATGAACATTTGCAGAAGCAGAGAAAGTATTAGCATATGGAACTTTAACTTGTAAGAAAGCATTGTTACCGATGAATCCAATTTCTCTTTTTTGTGAGTTGATGTAGATCCAGTCACCAACCATGTATTCTGATAAGAATTGAGTGGTGGTACCGACAACGTTAGAAGAACCAGTATTTGTACTAGTCGTAGAAACAGCCACAGTTCCAGTTTTATTGTAAGTAAAGCCGTCTCCCGAAGGAACTACTAGATACGGATAAGTTGAAGAACCCGTAAGTGGAGTTCCAGTATGATAGATTGCTTCAGTACCCGTACCATGCAAAGCTGGAAGACCAAGAGACATAGTAGCAGTAGCTGCACTAACGTTAGCAAATGATGAATTGCTTCTTGCTCTATAGACGTAGCTTGTATTTTTGAAGCCATCTAGCTTTGCAGCTTTTTGGCCAATCGGATAAATCATGTTGCTATACTTGCCCTGCTGAATGACAGCGCCATATGTATTAGCCTGAGCATTATATGATTGAATTACGTCTGCAACACCGAGCATTGAAACATTATAAGAGATAACGCTTTTAACTTGAGAGAAGTTATATCCCGGCAACATCTGAACATTAAACAGATATAGTCTGTACTGAGAATCCCAAGAACCGATCGTTCCAGAGTCATAGACCATGCCACGAGCATATGCAGTACCTATCTTAGTAGTCGAGGTATAACCACTCAAGAATGTTTTTGCATAGAGAGCATTCTTTTCGGTGCTGTGAAGCTCGAGCTGAACGATACCGGTACCAGTATTAAATTCGCCACAGTAGTCATTGACATAAACGTAGTAACCAAAGTTGGCACTTACCGTCTGACCGGTTAGAGTCTGATAGTCTGTACCTTTTCTGAGGTCTACTTTATTGTTGTTAACAAATTCTACTCTGTAGCCTTCAACGTAGCCGAGACCGCGTGATGACACTAGATTGTTATATATTGCACTGTTGGCGTCTGTAGGTGCTTTAGAATCTGTAGATAGAACAAATGGATAGACTACGTAGTTACCATTTGTCTCATATGTTCTTTTGGCCATCTCACTTCCAAGAGAAGCAAGCTGTGGAGTGTTCTTAATAGATACGGGTTTGCCTGACTTGAAGTCACAGAGCGAGAAGAAGCTCGCCGTATTTCCGAGTTCGGTGGTTGTTCTTGTAACCAGAGTCGGCATCAGCTGAAGGCGATGTGCTCCAGGAGCAGCGTAGTTTGGAGAGCCGGCGGCATTGTCATAAAGACTTGAGTCCGCTTCTGGTGTAATGATGTTCTCAATCGCGCTGAAGCCGACCGAGATATTATCTGGGTTGTTATCATACTTACCAATGATAATTGTCTGAGGCTCAACCGAGATGAAGAAGCCTTTCTTAAAGATGACACCGGCGGTAGTAGTAAAGGCGTAGCCGGCACCGACGTTGTTAGCAACAGAAGCAGCCGTAACGTTTCCAACTGGAACACCAGCGCTGGTTGTAATTGCTAGGTTCTCGCCGTTGGCAAATGTTGGCTGAGGAGAACCATTTGGGTAGCTTGCAGAGTTGAGGTACTTAATGTAGAGTGTATTTAAGTCTGGATCTTGTGACTCATAGCCGGAAACTGTATTGATGATAACGGCTTGTAGTCCGTTATCGTTTGTAACTACTCTGTTATTAAAATCGGTGATAGTATAAGCAAAGTTATTTGAATAGTTATCATTGATCTTTACATATGTATAATTATCATCAAACGTAAATGAACAGCCTTCTGTAACAGAGCCGTCTTTGAAAACAAACCTACCAAACTTTTCAATCTGGTCTTGCATGATAGTCTGCATCTGGTTAAGCTCTCTAGTTTGGAGAGCTACGCCTGGACGATACAAGACTCTATAGAAATTTTTATTTACATCATAGTCGTCAAAGTACGGACTGCGAGATAGGTCTGTTTGAAGAGCCATATTTTCCTCTAAAACTTAATAACAATTTTAACAGTCTCTTTCGAGGTGTTAGATAATTGGAATATAGAACTAATATTTTCTAGATAACTAACTTCACCACTATTTAGTAGTAAGTCTGGATACTTAATAACGTTTCTAGCCGGTGAAGAATCGGGGTTGATGATGTTGCTTCTTCCAGTTGAACCGGTCGTTTGACCGGTTACGTTTCCGCTATTTGGTCCAGTGCTAAACAGTCCGCTTCCACCAATATCACTTAAGACTAGAGTGTAATAAGCACCAGATATTGTTGCTCCTACATCTAGGTTATTTATAATAGTCGTGCCAGTCACGAAGTAACCGTTTACCGATGTGACTCTCAGATAGGTATTGTTTGCATATGTTACGATACCAGAAACTGTGTTTCCGGAATTTCTGACTCTATTACCAACTGAGAAGCTTCCATTTGCAGAAGTGTAGATGATGTCCTGCTCGTTGTTGTTGCTGATGACCATACCAGTTGCATTTGAAAATTCTTGAGTGACACGCTCAAACTGCTGATAAGGTGCAGAGTTTGTAGTCAGAGGGAATCTGAGAGTCTGATCAAAGTTATCTGCAAAGATGCTGCTTACATCGATCGTTCCATTTGATACGTAGATAGAAACAACATTTGCATATGCATTTGTAATTGGATCATAGACAATATCACCGGTTGCAAACCTACCTCCAACGCTGTTAAGAAGTAGTTGGGTATTTGATAGAGGTGATGAGATTACCGCATTTGCACCGGTAGTTAATTCACTTATGGTCTCAACTGAACTTGCTATGGTAAAGTATATAACGTTAGAAGTTGCAACGTTTGCTAGAGAGTTTGACGTCAATCCTCTAACGTTGTCATTTGCGGTTGATCCATTTGCAAACTTAAGATTGGCTGAGAAAGTACCCTTTACTGTCTTGAGCTCGATATGACTTGAGTTTGCATAGACTACCTGACCGACTGCCCCAGAATTTGCTTGGAGAACGTATTCGTTTGTAGCAAATGTATTAACACTGAGACTGTTGATTGAGAGTCTGACACGATCAAAGCTATTTAGATTAATTGTAACGTTATTGAATAGAGGATTCTTAATGATGCCGATTCTACGATAGCTTCCATAGACTGGAAACTTATAGCTTTCACTCATGCCGTTTGCAACGGTCATCGATATGCCGGCATATTTTGCACCGAGCTCAGAATATGCATCATATCCGTGACCGTCTACCGGTGAAACTACACCATGCACATTTGCCCCGCCGCTGAAGAAGTTATTTGCAACGATTGCAATATTTGCAAATGTATAGTTATGTCCAGGATTGAGCATAACGATATTAGTCAGCGCTCCAGTCGATGTATTTGAAGTATCAACTATCGAATATGCAAGAGCATTAGCTCCATCACCTGTGATGGTTACCGTTGGAGATATTGAATACTCAGTCAGCTGATTTGGTGTAATATAGAAAGATACGATGTTAGCATAACCCAAAACTCCGCCATTAGCCGGATCACGTGTATCTACTTTAATACCGGTTAAAAACTCTCCGGCTGGATCGTAGACTGTTACGTTAGGATAGCTATCTACTATATCAATTCTAGATCTTTGTAGGCTCGACTCACCTCTAACGTATGCATTTGAGCCTCCGACTGTATTAGCATTAACGTATGTAATTACGGCATTGGCTGAAGAAGTATTACCTTGAATCTGTTGTGTAGAACTATTGACAACGAAGGTCCCACCGACCGTTCCGACTCTAATCACGGAAGTATTAACACTTGAAACTATACCGTTTGCGGTGTTTGCAGTACCATTGCTTTGGAATACCCATTCACCGACAACAAACACACCGGTATTTGATGAATATGTAAGATCTGTATAGTTTGTTCCACCTAGAGTACTCTGGAATCCATTACCACCGGTTACACCTGTAAGAATTACAGTCGATGCATTCGAGTAAGATACGATACCATACACACCCTGTGTAGTGTTGCTTGAATCGACGAGATCTACTTTTTCACCAGGGATATAGTTAATTGCAAGATTTGTCTTACCGCTATAAGTAATCTTGACACCATAGATATTCACATTTGATATTACGCCATGTGCTTTCGTTAAAGTAACGGACGAAGGCTCGACTACATATGGAATATTATAAACATTTGAAGAAACTATTGAAATGGCCGAGTTGATGGCTTCATCTGTTACAATGACGCTACTATTGACTGCAGTAACTTTACGAATATTTAAGTTTGCATTTTCACCTAGACGAACGTAGTCACCAACTAAGAAGTCTGTAGTAAATGCAGTCTGTGCAGTATTAGTTGAATAAAGGTAGTTGTTACCTGCATTGTTTGATGAAATAGTTTTTATAGTAGCATTTGAACCGGAAGTGTTACCCTTAACACTATTTGCTGTAGAATTAATTACAAACGTTCCGGTCGAAAGACCAACTCTGAGATTGACAAAGTTATTTGAAGTTACAGTAGTAACTACAGCGTTTGATCCGGATGAATTTCCTTTAACGTTATTAGCAGTTGAGTTAGAAACAAAAGTACCATTTACGTTAGTTACTTTAATGACTGTCGTGTTAACACTATAAACTATACCATTTGCCGTATTAGAAGTACCATTACTTTGATAAATCAACTCACCTACGGTAAATGCTCCGGTATTTGATGAGATAGCAAGATCTTTAATTTGTGTGTAAATAACATTTGCAACTATACCATTAGCGGTATTAGAAGTGGCATTTGCTTGGTAAAGCCGTTCACCTACTGTAAATGCACCAGTGTTAGAAGCAACATTCAATTCAACGAAAGGTGTTACTGTTACTTTTCCGCTTCTTAGGTAGCCACCCTGACTGGTGTTATAGATTGGAAAGTCTAGAGAAAAGGCGTTTGATGACTGGCCTTTAATAACTTTTACGATAGTGCTGTTTGCAAGAACGATCTGTCCATTTGCACCGGTATCAGACTGAACCAATACGTCACCGATACGGAATATGCCTTTATTATAAACTGTGGCGATACTATCAATGTTTTGCGTCAAGATATTTCCAACAACGAAAGATGCTGGATTGTTTATTCCCGTAATATTAAACACACCATAGTTATCGAATGGTGTATCAACAGTTACAATCTTATTGAGACCATCGTATTTTTGAATTTTTCTGATTTGGCCGGCACCATATCCATCTTTTAAGTAGATGCTGCTATAGGTATAGTAGTTATTAGTATAGCTTGCACCATCATCAATGATTACGGTCTTATTATCGATGCTTGATGAAAGATAACCGCTATAGTATGGATAGCCGTTTCCACCGTTGGTAATTCTTATTGCATCGATAGTTCCATTTGTAGAATTAGCAGACACCGATGTGTTTGGTGTTACTGGAATGAAGCTAGTCGTAGTAAAAGCTAGGTTAGATGCAGAACCGATGTTATACATAAACTTCCAGATATAACCATCGGAAGTCTGGAATGTACCACTGGCAGAAGTCAATGCAGGCTTAATAGTAGAAGCAGCATAGTTATTATTATCGATTACTTTAAAAACATTAAACTCATCTGTAACGACATAGAACTTATCATTAAACACATCCATAGTAAATTGATCGTACTGATCATATACTGTACCCGAAACCCAATCATATCTTGGAATCATATATTCAATATCAGGTGGTGTAATGATTTTACCGAAGATCATATCGTGGTAAATTGAAGACTCATGTTGATATACAGAATCATTGGCAACATGATTTGTAGTAATATTAGCGTCGTCGTTGGCACCACTCGCAGTCAACCATGGATCCGGCTTACCGAAAAAAAGATAATATGAGTTTCTAGACGTTTCAACATCATTGATGAACGACTTGATAATGTCTAGATAATGATGGATAGTTAAAGTTGCCATAATTTTATCCGAAAGTTATTTCTTTTTTATTTAGGAAGTCTGTGTGGCGCTTATATAGACCGGCTCAGAATTTTGATTAACTAGCTCGCTTTTTAATGAATATCTTCCATATAGAGCGATGCCGGTTGGATGAATAAAGCTTTCTACTAATTTTTTATATGAGTCAATCATTCTTGGTGCTACAATTTCATATGAGTAGATTTGATAGTAAGAACTATCTTGAATGTATTCATCATCACTTAAGAATCCGCTTCTGTTTAGTGAAGAACCAAGTCCAACACCGTGTGTTTCAACGATAGACACACCGGTGACTCCGGTAGGATTATCTTTGTTACTTAAGATAACACTTTCATCCGGATTATAACTAAAGCCAGAATCTACTATCTTTACTGAAGTAACGATTCCGTTTGCTTTTCCGGCTTTACCTAAAATCTCAGCATCATAACCCCAAACTCCACCGGCTCCATCAGGAATTTGAAGTCCGTAAATAA